GGTTATACCAACAAGGGTATATTCACCAAGATTGAGTGCCTCGTCAAGGAGTTTCACGAAGTGGCTCCGCGTGTCATTTTTAAAGGCACGGACGTGTACAACATGATCAGCGGTCCGATGTTCAAAGCCCTGATGGACAGATTTACACTACTCGGCGACAAACTTGACAACTTGAAGTTTAGGGTGTCCTACAGACAACACACCCCAGAAATTGTTGAATTTCTGGAGGGGGGCCCTAAGAAAAGCTTCTTGGAAGCTGACTTTTCCGCTAATGATAAAAGTCAGGTCAAGGATGTCATCGAGTTGGAGTGCATGTTCATCCGGAGGTTGGGCGCACCGAAGTGGTTCGTTGAGCTCCACAGGAAGACCAACAAGTTCTCAGTGCATAATTCGAAGTACGGCCTGTCGGCCGTCGTTGAGAACCAGTTGCCTTCCGGAGCCACGGACGGAACCTTCAGAAATTCGTTTTGGAATCTTTGTATCTTCAATTGCTGGAGCCGTTTGTACAAAGTTCCCCCCGCTCGTGTCGTACTTCTCGGAGACGACATTCTGGCCGCGTTGGCCAAGCGAGTACGCAGATCTTCCAGGCATTACATAGACGTCGCCAACCGATGCCACATGGTGGCAAAGGTGACAACACACCGACGCCTATCTGACGCTCATTTCCTGTCTAAGCACTTTTACCCAGTGTGCAGGGGTGAGAATGGTCATGTTATGATGCCTTTCATTGGGAAGATACTCGCCAAGTTCAACGCTAGGCCGAATTCTAACGAGGGCGTGACTGATGACGAGTACATGGCAGGCAAAGCCTTGTCGCATTGTTACGAGTTCCGATACTGTCACAAGTTGAGGGACATGTTCAAGGACAGGGCAAACCTACATTTACAACGATCTCATGGCAAATTCAGCGTCGAAGGCGTTACGTGGCACGTTCGCGTGCATTCCGCGTACGCTGACGAAATTGAACAGATGCTCCTTGGCTCTATGGAATGGGAGGATCTGGTCACTGCTGATGACTTGACTAGCTTCTGGCTGGACCATTGGGATCTGACATACGTTGATGTGGAACCAACACTGAAAGCCGTTATACTCGAGGACTCTTACAGAGTGCTCGAGCACGTGGCCGCAAGGCAATTGGTCGATTACTAGTTGTTCACCACCGAGGGTGGGAACGCCAGTGCGACCACCCGACCGCCAGGTTTTCACGGGTTCCTGTCAAAGATACGTCTCCCG